AGGCTATGCTAGCCGCGCGCCATATCGATCGCCTCTGGTTTTGCAGTATACCGGAGGCGCTATTTCTTGCTGAAACAACAGATATCGGTCCAGGAGGCTTAGATGGCTAGTAGCGTCTGCGAGAGAGAGGTAGTCGGGGCAATCGAGGAGCATGCAACCACGCGCCCCGAGGAGGAGCGGCTTGACTGGCTGCGCGATGCCCAGGATTTCATCGAGAGTGACATCAAGGGCAACGGTACCGCGGCCGGATAATCCTCTGGATTTGCCGTTGCGGGCTGGTATTCTGTGCGGCAATACGCTAAATTCAATCCCGGGGCGCCATCAGGACGCGGCGCCCCGGGACTGCTTTCTTACCCCCTACGAATGCGCGGATATGTCGATAGCGTCTACGCCACCGTCTAATGACGTGTATGCCCAGCTCGCTAAGGAGCAGGGTATCTCGCGTGGTAGTTACCGGGCCGTAGCGCTTCCACAACCACTTCCTGGTTTCGTCGTCAAGCAGTCAACCATGCACGGCGCGCCGGCTGGTTGGCGTGCTGATGCCTCCGCATCTGTGGTCAATGTCGATCCGGATGTAGCCGGTGGCGGCTTTACTGTCGACTTTTCCAAGCTCAACAATGTGACCGCCCAGCAGATCGTTGACGACGCCGGGGTGAGACAAGCAACAAGCTTCGATGACATGCGTGAGCGTGCCGCAGCGGCGCTACGACAATTTGCTGCCAGCACCAACGCTCTACAACCAGAAGTAGCGCCACAGGAGATCATGACACAGCCACAACCGACACCGCCCGTAATCCCGGGCTTCGACCGCTCTGCAAACCCTGTTGCGGCGCAGGTACCCAGCGGATGGCCCTCACCGCCAGCATCAGCACCACCGTCTGTGCTACTGCCGGCGCCAGCAGTGGGTAACGGACAACCGCAACCGGTGCAAGCAGCACAGTTTGCTGCGCCTACTGCGCCGCCGGCAACGCACGTGCAGCGTGGCGACCCGCAGGCCAAGCCGTCGCTGTTTGACCGTGTTGCGTCACCAGCTCCGTCGGCACATGCTGCACCGGTACACCGCGGAGTGGCGCCACAGCCGTCATTCAAGGTCAAGTTCGAGGTAAACAACTCGGCCGTTGACATCGAGGCCTGGTACCACCAAATCATCAGAGCAGAGCACATTTTGGCGCTTTGCTACGACGTTCGGACCACCGGCATCCCGCGGATGACGCTTCGGCCGACGTCCGAGAACATCGCTGTCCATGTCGAGGGTAGTGACTCCATTTACATCGTGACAGACCCGGCTATCCGCTTCGTACACAACGACGAGGAGGTCCAGGTCTTCTTCATCAAGTCGGAGCATCCGTACAATCCGACCTCTGGGGCTCCAGAGCAGCCACCAGAAGCCCAGTAGGCAAAACCATGTGTTTTGCGGTAGGATTAAGCACGATATACGTGAATCAGTGGCAGCTTGAGGAACTTCGAGCCTGGGGGAACGCTACCATGATGGAGAAGCAAGGCGTAATCGCGCCGGGGATTACCCCGGATCTGGACAAGGACCCGTTGTTGAAGCACGCAGAAGCGTATGAGGAGGAGATGGCACTTGTCGAGGCTGGCAAGCGTGCGCGTGATGCCGCAGCCGAGCTTGAGCAGCAAGATCCGGTCACCCGTATTGCTGCAGCAGGCGCTAGCGACTAACCAGGGATGAACCATGTCGTTCCTTATGCCGACGTCGCCCACGGGTAACCGCGGGTCGCAGAGTGTAGAGCCTTTTCCCGATCCCTTCTGTGACTACGCCTCGACGGCGATGCCCAATTCACTGGGCAATGCTCTTCGCTGGTGCGAGTATATCATGCTCGCCAATGGCGTATATCGCTCGGCCGTTGACCGCGTTATCAGCTACTTCATAACTGATATCGAGCTGGACGGCACTGATCGCGAGGGGAAAGAGAAGTACAAAGACTTCCTCAACGACACTCTCGGCATCCATGCGCTCCTGCGGCAGGTCGCACTCGACTACATCACATACGGCAACTTCTTTGCCTCAGTTACCGTGCCGTTCCGGCGCAGCCTCTCGTGTCCCGAGTGTGGGTTCGAGGCGCCGCTCAAGAACATCCACGGCAACAAAAAGTTCAGTTTCACATGGCGATCTAGTGAGTTCCAAGCTACTTGCCCCATGTGCAAGTTCAGCGGCAAGTGGACCCACGTGGATCGCCGTAGCACAGAGGAAGACGACATCGTCGTCAAGCGATGGAACCCGCACGAGATGGACTTGCTGTGGGATCCGTACACCGATCAAGTTGGACACATCTGGAAGATCCCACAGTACTACAAGCAGTTCGTCAACAAGGGTCATCTCTTTCACCTTGAGCGTGCACCGTGGGAAGTCATACAGGCCATCCAGAACAACACACACATCCAATTCAACCCGGATGTGATCTACCACGGCAAAGAGGATACGTTAGCGGGCGTGTTGAACAAGGGCTGGGGCGTTAGCCGCATCCTGACGAACTTCCGACAGGCCTGGTACCTCCAGGTGCTGCATCGCTACAACGAGGCCATCGGTCTCGACTACATCATCCCCTTCCGCGTGATCACACCGGAACCCCGCCCCGGCGGCGCCGGGGGTGGCGGCGAAGCGACCGACCCACTCTTCACGGCAGACTTGGGCGGTTTCACTGGCCAAGTGCAGTCCATGCTTAGGCAACGGCGCCAGGACCCCACCATGTGGTTCTCGCTTCCGTTCCCGTTGCGCTATCAGGCCCTCGGTGCCGAGGCAAGCCAGCTGGCGCCGCATGAACTGATGGACCAGGCATTAGACACGCTCTTGTCTGCGGTGGGAGTGCCCGTCGAGTTCTATAAGGGCAGCATGACCGTGCAGAGTGCACCAGCTGCGTTACGTTTGATGGAGTCCAACTGGAGCCACCTGACGCACGTGCTTAACAACTTCTTGCAATGGCTCGTCACCAAGGTGAGCATCACGCTGAGCTGGGACGATGTCACGGCACGCCTTGCACGGCCTTCGCACGCCGACGACCTCAACCGTCAGCTCGCCAAGCTGCAGTTGATGATGGGACAACAGATCTCGCAGACAACCGGTATGAAGTCCGTGGGCCTCGTCTTCGAGGACGAGCAGAAGCGGATGCTGGACGAGCAGCGGTTTGTCGCCGAGGAATCGCAGAAAGCACAGGAGCAGCTCCAGTCGGCCGGCCTGGGCGATCAAATGGCCCAGGGCGGCATGGGCAACCCTGCAGCTGGCGGCGCCCCTGGTGGCGCTCCTATGGCGCCTGGTGGCGCTCCCCCGATGGGCGGCGCTCCCCCGATGGGCGGCGCTCCCCCGATGGGCGGCGCTCCCCCGATGGGCGGCGGCGCACCGCCAGCCGGTGGCGTATCGCCGGAACAGGCTGCCCAACCGGTCGACCCAATAGCCGCGGTCCTGGCTCAGGTGCCGCAGGGCGCTGAAGCCGGATTGACGCCAATGGACCTGCAGTCCGTTGCCCAGACTGTGGCGACCCAAATTTACGCCCTGCCACCGCCGCAGCGTACGTCTGCGCTGCGTGCGTTGAAGCAGCAATCACCGACCATTCACTCTCTTGTCAAGAGCCTCCTTGAAGGATTAGACTCGCAGGCGGAAGCTCGTGGTCGCGAGATGTTTAGTCAACAGGCCCAGCAGGGACAGATGAACTCGATGGCCCCACCTCCGGCGCAGATGCCGCCGGGGGCAGGTGGGCAGTTGATGATGCCAATGTAGGCACATCCGAAAGTACACATTTTGAGCCAACGTAGAGCCGGGCCAGCCATGAGCATGCCCGGCTCTTCGTTCTGGCAGTAGCAAAGGAACATGATGGTAGAACCGAGCGAGCAAGAACGCGCAGGACTGCCGGAAACATCGGCAAATTACATGGCTGACCTGGAGACCAGGCTTAGTCGTTGGGAGAAGAGTGTATCACTGGCAGCACGCCACCAGCCATTCACGGTTAAGCAAGCGCAGAATCTCGACGTATGTAGGTACTGCGGCAAACTTCCATTCACACCACCCGACTCCCTTATACTGAATCACGGCAAGGAGTTCGCGC